AAGGAGATATTGCTGACAAAAGTGTTTCCCTTTTCGCGGTTCAGTTCTGTTTCGGTTGCGCCTCCGCCTGCTCCAGTACTGCCAAAAACTCCTGTTCTCAAACTTGGTGCTGATAGAGAGTTCCACTGAAAAGATGGAGCAATATTTGTTGAATTTCCTGGAGTAATAGTAAATTGTGATTCCGCTGATGCCCCTGCTCTGTCACTCACCGTCCATCGGTAGTTTAGGGCTGTTGCCCCAACACCACCGTGTCCAGCCCATCTTCCACCAGAAACAGTGTCTACCAATCGGTTGAATGTGTGGTTAAATGTGTTTGAATATGCTTGGTTTGTTCCAAGAGCATCATTCTTCAGTGCCGAACTAAGCACCGTATACGCTCCCACATTTCCCCATCTGTATTCCAAAGTTGTTCCAGCAGCACTAGATCCGGCAGTAAGAATAGTGTATCCTAATGTTAGTGTTACTGTTCCCGATGTTTGACCAAAAGAAATTCCACCAATAGACGCATAGTTTGTTGTGAGTGATGTATTTGGATTAATGCGTTCACTCAGAGCGTCTTCGATGACCCATTTTACGGTTTGTCCCTGTGCTGGAATGGTGTCTCCGCGAGTATATTTTCCAAACCACTTACCTGTTGCAATATTTACACCAAGATCGGTAGCAAAAGTTAAACCACCACCAGCAACAACACGACTCTCAACCGCAGAAAGTGTGGGAACGGTGGTTTGAGCATCATCACCGCTCCAGAAAGTGGGTTGATTGATTATCTGCGCTCCCACCCAAACACACACTCCAGCGTTGTTTGCAATATACAGACGATTTGCGGTTCTTCCGCTTCCCTGCACGAAAGCCATCTCACCAAAGGTCAAGCCTGTTGGTAGACTACTGCCGGTTGTGCGCTTAATCCTAATGATTGCCATTTTTAGAATTCTCCTCCGTCAAGGGAAACATCTGTAACTGGTTCCACATCACCGTCTAGAGTGAAGCCACTGAAGCCTGTCTTGGAAACAATCAGTCCGTCAACAAGCAGTTTTCCTGTGATATTTATATCGCCAACTATGCCCAAAGACGATCCAAGGGTGATTCCACTCGGTCCACCGCTGAAAGTGTTGCCGCCAATATTCAAATATTGAGTGGTCAGTGAATTCGCTATCTGTACATCGTTGGGGAGTCCAATGATATAGGTGGCTCCGCTGACGCTGACATCAATCTCTCCGCTGGTTCCCCTTACCCCCAGTGAGCCAGTGGACGGCAGGACACCGTAGGCTTCCCACCCCTCCCCGTTCCACCGCCATGTCTTGCCGAATGCGGAGTATAACTGGTTGGGTGATGGGGATGACGGAAAGTTCAGGGGCATTACACCAACTCCTGCCAGCCGATCTGACACGCAACCTTTTGGTTCACACTCTGCGAAGCCACCACAACCGTGATGATGTCCGCTGTTCCGCCAATAGAACGGGTCAACTGATTCACAAATTCACGGGGTGACGGCAACTCTGGCTCGCTGAGTTCGGTAAAGAATCCCGAGCCAATCTCGGTTCCACCAGAAAAACTTGTTGCAGACTTGTCCCATTCCACCGTTCCTGCGGAGTGAGCGGTCCAAGACGCACCCGACAGCACCGCATTTTCAAGAATCTTGTAGTGATAATTCCCCTTTGTACTAGCAAGAATATCTAGTTGCGACGGGACAACCACTGCATCTGTCCTGTCCGACTTCAGGCGTATAGACAACAGGGGATAATATTGTGATGCGTTTGTCAAAGTTTTCATATCCGCACTTGCTGTTAATCCAAACCCCACCGAATGGGGTCTGGACTTTCCTTCGTAGCCACCATCGGATATGACGGTAGAGCATATCTGACGCATGGTGCTGCTGCTTGCGGTGTTGTTAACTGGATCATTTAATATCTCGTATCGCAGGGGCAGACACGCAGTGGTCATGTAGGTGCTGGTGTTCTTGTTTGCGTTGTGGAAGGTGTGTGCCACAACAGGTCGCCCCTCAAAGAAAAACCCACAGCGAACAGACCCCACGCCCAACCACTCAATGTCAAAGAAACTGATGTTGGCTTTGCTTGGGTCAAGTGTTATGCCTGATGGTCCGCTGCCGTCCAGCACATCACCGTTCCACTGGCTCTGCGATACTTTAGTCTCCTGCACCGATCCGCCCACGCTGCTGCGTAGCACGAAATACAGGTTGTTTCCGAAAGGGAATCCGCCCTGTTCAAGATATATTCCGTTTTGGGTGTTGAAGTATCCTACCCGCTGAGTAAGGTTGTTTTTTGCACTACTCATTGCAAAGGTGTTTATGGCAGTCAGTGCCTTGCCTGGCTGATAGGCAAATACACGGCGAGTCTCACGATACACATACGCACCAGCACTTGCTCCAACGGTAAGCAGAACCGCACTCTCGTTTGGGTTGTGTGAGGTGGTGCCACCAACTGCCACAGCAGTATCCCACTGCCCGTTTTCCTTGTAGCGGTGCTGTGAGTCAAACACCGTATACGGTTGCGATGTCTTGAGTCTGGCAAACCCGTCAAGCGCAGACCCCTGAAATCCAACTTCGTTGTTGAACAGATAACTCATACGATTCTCCAACCGTTTCTATAGATCAAGTGTAGGGCTGCATTGTCTAGGTTTACCACTACTGATGGCTTATTATCTATGGTTTGTCCGTCAGAGCCTATGATTGTGATGGCTCTGTTTGGTCCCTTACCAGCGTTGCCAGACTCGTCCTTTACTATTATTTCACGACCCTCTTCTGGTGAGTCTGGCAGGGTAATAGTGACCTTGCCTGCGTAGTTCACCCCAATGTAGTAGTCTAGTTGGGTGGCAAAATAAGCAGACTGCTCAACACCCACAACGGTGTTGATTGTTGCGCTGATGGTGCTAGGAATGCTCGGCTGAACCCACTGCTGGCTGTTGCCGTCATCAATGTAGATGTATTCTTGACCGTTTTCAGAGTCCATCCACCGGTCGCCTGCGGTGATTCCTGTAGTTGGAGCAGTTTCACGATAGAAAAACTTGCTGCCAACTTCATTAATTGCAGTTGAGTTTATGGTGACCGATCCAGAAGAAGCAGATACGGATATGTTTGTGCCTGCAACAATTTCACGAACACCAGTGTTTGATACGGTAACCGATCCAGTTGAACCAGAAACACTTATACCAGCACCAGCATTGATGTCCGTGACTCCTTGTGGAGGAGCCACTACATTTATCGTGACTACTCCACCACGCTTGGTGACCGACTGTATGGCAGACCCCTTGAAGTTCAAGGACCGCACATCGGGAGTGATAGCGGTTCCGTTCCAGAGGACAGCAACCTTTCCTCCGCCGCCAGTGGACGCAAGCCAACCCATGTCAGCCGCTGATACTGTTTTGCCGCCGAGTATTCGCTTCAAGATGGAATCAAGACGAGCCTCATCCATCGACACCGTTTTGGTGTTTTTGTCATATACGAGTGGAAACTTTGCGGACAGTATTCCAGACTCGCCATCTGCACCGCGTTCGCCACGCTCTCCGCGATCTCCCTTTGGTCCTTTTGGTCCCTGCTTGCCTTCTGGTCCACGCTTGCCAGGTACTCCTGCCTTGCCGCGAGGACCAGGCTCTCCCTTCAAGCCACGCGGTCCACGCTCACCCATTTTTCCACGAGGACCAGCGATTCCTCGGTCACCTTTTGGTCCCTTTACCCCACCAGGTTCTCCACGATCTCCCTTTGGACCAGAAACAGACGGCGTGTCCTTTATTTCTTGAATTGATTGGCGCAACTCTTCTGTGAGTTTGGTCAATTCCTTTTCAGTGACTGGCTTTTCAGGATCGGGTTGTGGTGTTACAAGATTTTGCAGAACATCTTCGGAACTGCTAACCATCTCAAATATAGAGTCAATCTGTTTGTTTCCTGCCTCTATTTTCAGGGGGCGACCATTGGGATCAATAAAAAATGTTTCCCCTGTTCCTCCAAGTTTCAGAATATCGGGATCGTGGCAGTCTGCTTCATCCAGAAGCATGAATTGATCGCCCACAGAGTACGCGGAACCACGGATTTCGCGCACTAAACGAAAAAGCGAACCCGACACGAACTGACCAGTTGAAATGGCAGCAGTTCGGCGTGGCTCTGTGGGCTTGGATGACTTGCGAGGTCTGTTCATCGCAAGTATTTAGGCGCGTCAGACAGGCTCTTTGCCAGTCAAAGCCGCCCAAGAACAGGGGAAAAGAGGCTGAATTATTGTATTCATTGCCTCTGCGTATTCGCGGCACTCCCATTGTGCGTGTGGATCGCTCCGCTGCGAGAACACCCGTGCATACGCTGCAAGCGAACCCGTCCACCACCATTCGGTATAGGTTCCCTGTGGGAGGACAGCCCGTGCCTGCTCCGGAGCCACGCCACGCTTCAGTAGTTCATCGTATGTGAGCAGTGCTTCCTTCACAGTCATTTCATAGTGGCGGTTCACCGTGTTGTAGTCTTCGTCTATGGGCATGAAGTCTTCCGACCCCTGCTTCGCACCGTTGGTGGGCTTGCCTCTCCACCGTGGCATATACACGGTTGGGGGATCGCTCACATAGCGGCGGCTCACCTCGTTCTCGGTGAATCCCACCTTGTGCTTGAACAGTTGAGTCCGCACAAAGATCGGAGCCTTGATCCGCAGGGTAATTTGTGGATGTGCAAAGGGAGTCCAGTGCTTGTGTTTTGCAAGGTAGCGGATGAGTTTGGTATCCTTTTCGGAGAGTTTGTGTTGACGAGAACCACTCCAATGGGGTTCACTGTCCCAATCGCTCTCCTTGTTGAACGAAACTCGGGCGGCGTTCACAACCGTGAGATCGTCGCCTAGGTGGTCAACATACTCAACAAATCCACGATCAAGCACCATCACATTTTTTGTCATGGCTGATTTTCCTTCTCTAGTTCACTGATCTTTGCACGGAGAGTCTTTATCTCCTCCGCAGAGGCTATAAGCGTTTCCTGTATCTCTTTCCAAAAAGAAAACATCTGAGACATGGATGCAGCCTGAGTGCGTTCCACGATGTCCATGTTTGTGATTCTGTTGTGAAGCAACCTTCCGTTTTCGGTGTTGCAAAATTCATTTATTGGGTTCAATTCATAATGACTCATCGCACTCTCCATTGTGAAAATCGTGCCAGTGCAGTCAATCCGCTGCACGAACACTCGTCAATGATACGCTGAACTTCCTGCGGGGATCGTCCCGCAAGCACCATGTCGTTAATGTCTTTCTCGCTTACGCTGTCAGCCCACACACATACGGAATATCCACCTCGTATGGCTTCTTCGATTTTCTTGGTGATTTCTGAATTGCGCGGCTCATTATCATAAACAATAACGCAATCACGAAACAACTTGACAGCAGAAGCCAGTTCACAGCCAGCGAGAGCAACGCTATTATCAAGAAATACAGAATCAAGTGGACCCTCAACAACATAAACCCTCTTGGAATAATCCAACCGATCCTCTCCGTAAATGGCTCTGCCGTCCTTGCTGAACTTTACGGTGATGTATCGGATTGAGTTCTTGGAGCCGCTTATGCTGCGTCCTTGCGCTGCAACGAGTTCTCCTGCCTTGTTCACGAATGGGATGACGATACGCTCGTCATTCGGAATGGTTGTGTATGTAGGGTCAATGGCACGAACCCAGTCACCAAACCCATTTGAAAAATAAAACCTGTCCAATTCTTTAATTCCTCTGCCTTCCAAATACAGCCGTGCTGCGTGATCTGGTGGCAGAGTGTCGCACCGAGGAAGTCTGATATTTGCATTGGGCAGGAGTTTGGGTTCTTCTGGCTTGACATAATTGCTCTTCCCGTTCTCACCGTTTCTCCACCGCTCAAGTGCATACTCTTGAGCCATTGCAGGGGCAACAATCTCAAGAAATCTGTAAACCGAATGCCCTGCTCCGCAGTTGTGGCACTTGAAAAAGTAGTCGTTCTTCTTTGGAAAGAAAAAACCACGCGCCTTGCTCTTGTTCTTCCGCGAGTCTCCGCAGATAGGGCAACGGCAGTTTGCAAGGTTCGGACCCTTCCACTTGAATCGCTCAAGTTGAGCCGATACCATGTTGATGTATTTCTTGTCAATATACGCAGACATTATATCGTCCAGTCGCTTGTGTCTCGCTTGTCGCCAAACTTTGCCTTGAAGTCCTTTGCACCGAATCCTGCTCCGTATCCGTCGTTCTCGCCCTTCTCAATGTTGGAGTCCATGAGGTCTTCGGATAGTTCACTGTCAATATCGTAGAACTTCATCTTGGCGTAGTTCAAGCCCACGATGAATTTCTTGTTTGCAGTCTTGCCGTTGTAGCGATTCTTCAACTGCTTCACCATGATCTGCCCTGCCTTTTCCAACTCGTCCGTTGTGATGAGGGCAATCATCAGGTCAGCGGTGTGGGGCAAGCCAAATGATTCCGAAGTGTCCGTGAGGTCAACATCGGTGGACGAGAACCCCGCTCGGTTCACCTGTGTGGCACTCACGATTGGCACATCCCGTTCCATTGCCAGTCCACGCAACTCCTCTGCAATAGCCTTGATGTATCCGTAGGAATTGATGTTGTTGCCGTGCTTGAACCGCGCAGACGAGCAGATATTGATGTAGTCCACGAAAATGATGTCAGGCGTGAACTGCTTCTTCAGCCGCAACTCGTCCAACAGGACACGGAAGTGGTTCACATTCGCAAACGAAGTGGGATACTCCTTCACGATGAGTTTTCCGCTTACTCCCCGTGTGCTTGCAAGCAGCCGCTTCTCATACATTTCAAGCGGCAGGTCTTGCAGTTCATCCATCGTGATGTCCATGATGTTTGCATCAATTCGCTCTGCAATCCGTTCCTCTGCCATTTCAAGAGTGATGTACAGCACATTCTTGTTCTGCATGAGGCAAGCAGCAGCGTGGTGGCACATGAACAGGGACTTGCCCACACCTGTGCCTGCCATGATGATGTTCAGAGTCTTGGGCGAGATTCCGCCCTTTGTAATGACATTGAACATCTCAAGATCAAACGGCACCTTCTTCTCTACCCTGTGGTAGAACTCATGCCGCTTCTCGTAGTCCTCAAGGAAATCGTGTCCCACATTGGTGTCAAACGAAACCGCAAGTGCCTTGGACAGGATTTCAGGCAGGGCATGGGGCGTGAGGTTCTTGTCCTTGCCGTCAATAATCTGAATGGACTGCAAGATGGCATTATAGATCGCTTTGTCCTTGCAGAACTTTTCCGTGGTGTCTGTGAGCCACGCGGTGTCCTGCTGCGGACTCTTGCCCATGTCCACTACAAGAGTCTTGCACTTGGAGAACTCGTCCTCCGTCAGCCCCTTGTTGTCTTCAAGTGCAATAAGCAGGGCATCCTTTGTGGGAATGCCCTTGTACTGATTGACGAAATCCCTGATGGATCGGAACACTGCACGATCCACTCGGTCAAGGAAATACTCCTCCTGCAAGAACGGAATGGTCCGCTTGCAGTATTCGCTGTCGTTAAGCAGCCCCGCCAGTATTGTCTTTTCGGTTTGGCTCAAGCAATCCCCGTTTCTTCATCAAGTTCAGCCAACCGATCCATTGCCTGCTGTGCTTCGTCTGTGCCGTAGCAGAACTCCTTTCGGACGGCAAGATCAATAGCCTTCAGAACATCTTCCGTGAAATACTTCTCAGGATCACGGTTAATCTGTGACTCAAACGCAGTCTTGCCCGTGGGCAACTGAATCTTTGTGGACACCTTTTGGAAAATTCCATACTTGATGGCAATGTCCAACAGCCCGTAATACTTGTTCAGCCCTGTCTCAAAGTTCAACTGGACATCCACCATCTTGTCCTGCTTCGTCAGTCGGCTCTTGTAGGTCTTGCAGTGGATGATGTTGCCCACCACCTCGTTGTCCACCTTGTCCTTCTTCTTGGACAGGTAGATGATAGTGGACGCAGCATACTTCAGACCACTACCACCACCCATCTCCTTCGTGGGCACATACGCACCCACCACATCGTAGGTGTGGTTGGTCATCAGCAGGGGAATCCGTGCGTGACCCAACTTGATGGTCAGGACGCGGAACGCTGCCTTTGTGACCTGTGCGCGAGTCATGTCGCG